AATACGCAAAAGAAAATAACAGCCCTTACTAAAGAGCAGCAAAAAGCCCAGGCTAAAATCCTTGCAGATAAAAAGTCACAGGCAATTTTAGATAAGGCTAACCTGGCTTTAGCTAAAGGTAACGATGCTTTTGATATGGATAAAATCCAACTTAATGCAGCTCTTATTGGCCAGGCTGAGGCGTTAGGTAAAGCTACTACTGGCTCACAGGTATTAGCTATTGCCAATGACATACAGCGCCTACGGGTTAAGCAGGATATAGCCGCGCTAGAGGATGCCATAGCCTCAAAGGATGATGCAGCTATAGTAAAGGCTACAACTAAATTAAACCAAGACTTAAAGATATTAGGCACTTTGCAAGGCCAAGCCCTTAAACTGGCAGACATAAATGATATTCTTAACAGCTTAAAGCCTAAAGATTTAATAAATATAGAAAACCTCAACCAAGCTATGAGCCTATTAGCTGCTATGGGAGCTGTAAAAGTTACCTCGCAAGGTGTATCGGCTGCCTCAGGCGGTGGCGCTGCAGCTGCATCCGTTGCTGGCCTTAGCCTTAATATGCCAGTAGCGGGAACAGACTTTAATCCTAACCAGCAAAGAGATCGTAACTACACTAATAACGTAATTAACGTAACCGCTGGGGTAATAGGCGATGAAAACGTAATCGTGGATGCCGTGCAAAATGCCCTTAATGAAATAGCCCGCCGTGGCTACCTAACTACCTACGCAGGGGCTATAGCAGTATGACAGTACCTACAGTAAACGCTGTTATTAACTTTAGTACTGGCCCTAGCTTTGCGCAGGCTATGATTTTAGATACTGGCATTTTAGGCACTAACGTATTAGCAGACAGCGCCGCCGTTATTGTGGACGTATCCAACGTAGTAGACAGCATCCAAACTATTAGGGGCCGTAACGCTCAGGCTGACCAATTCCAAACGGGCACCCTATCGCTGCGTATCGTTGACCAAAACGGCGATTTTAACCCTCAAAACCCAGCCAGTCCGTATTACAACTTATTAACACCTATGCGTAAGGTACAGATTACGGCTACATACGGGGCAACTACTTACCCTATCTTTTCAGGCTTTATCACTAGCTATACAACTACTACGCCTAAAAATGCTAATGATGTAGTTTACACGGTTATAATGGCCGTTGACGCTTTTAGGCTTGCGCAAAACGCACAGATAAGTACGGTGGCAGGCACCTCAGCGGGCCAGCTTAGCGGTGCAAGAATTAACGCTTTACTCGATGCTATTAATTGGCCCGTATCTATGCGTGACGTAGATGCAGGCCTAACTACTATGCAGGCAGACCCAGGCACAGCCCGCACAAGCCTTGCAGCTATGCAAACCGTAGAGACAAGCGAGTACGGGGCCTTGTATGTAGATGCCGCTGGCTCGTTTGTCTTTCAAGATCGTAACGTAACGGCTGGCAGTACAGGGGCTACGCCTACAGTATTTAACGATAACGGCTCAGATATTAGCTACTTTAATGCGGTGTGGCGCCTTGACGATACCCTAGTTTATAACTCAGCCAGCGTTACCCGCACAGGTGGCACGGCCCAAGTAGCTACTAATCAGGCCAGTATTGATAAGTACTTTATTCATAGCTATAACCAGCAAAATCTACTAATGCAAACCGATGCCGTAGCCCTGGACTATGCACAGGCATACTGTGCATCTAGAGCTGAGACCAGCATCCGCTGCGATGCTATACAGCTAGACCTTTATACCGATAACTACAACTTAGGCATTATCGCAGCGCTAGACCTTGACTATTTTGATCCTGTAACTATTACAACTAACCAGCCTGGGGGCTCAACCCTTACTAAGACTTTGCAGGTGTTTGGCGTTGCTCAAAGCATTACGCCTAACAGCTGGAAAACAACACTCACCACTTTAGAGCCAATTATTGACGGCTTTATATTAGACTCAGCGATATACGGCCTGCTTGACAGCGGCGTATTAAGTTATTAAGGAGTATTAAAATGTCAACAAAACAGACGTTTACTACAGGGCAGGTCTTAACGGCTGCACAGATGACAACCTTGCAAGCAGCGGCTTTTCAAGAATCTACTTACAGCGCAAAAACTGCCTCATATACTTTTGCCTCAGGCGATGAAGGCAATATATTTTCTATGAATAATGCGGCAACGCAGCAATTTAATATACCTACAGATGCTACTTTTAATTTTGCAGTAGGCACAGAAATAAACGTATTTTGGATTACGGGAGCAGGTCAACCAACTATAGGTGCTGTAACGCCAGGCACTACTACGGTAATTAGTACAGCTGCAACAAGTGCTACGCCCAAATTGCGTGTAGCTAATTCAGGTGCAACCTGTAAGAAACTAGCTGCTAACTCCTGGATAGTTTTTGGAGATATTGCATAATGACACCAATGCTCGGAATTATGGCCAGTAGTGGAACGCCGCGTACTTTTGATGTTGAACATTTAACTGTCGGCGGTGGCGGCGGTGGTGGTCAGCTTTACGGCGGTGGCGGCGGTGCTGGTGGTTTTCGTACTGCAACTCTTAATGGATTTTCTTTAGCAACCAATTACACCGTAACTGTCGGTGCAGGCGGCGCAGTATCTGGCGCAGGTTCAGATTCTGTTTTTTCTAGCATAACTTCTAATGGCGGCGGCTATGGTGGTCAAAACGGCTCCATTAACGGCCTTACTGGTGGTAGCGGTGGCGGTGGTACATATACCAAAAACGGCGGCGCAGGTAATGAAGGAGGTTTTAGCCCATCTGAAGGCAATAATGGTGGCAATGGCGCATCAGGTTCTCTTTATGGCGGTGGTGGTGGTGGCGGTGCTAGTGCTGTTGGAACTAACGGTACAACAACAGTTGGTGGCAATGGTGGCGCAGGTACAGCTTCTAGTATTAGCGGATCATCGGTTACTTATGCAGGTGGTGGCGGTGGTGGTGTTGAACAGACCCCAGGCACAGTCGGTGCTGGTGGTTCTGGTGGTGGTGGTGCTGGTGGATATGGCCCATCAAATATGGCTATTGCTGGTACTGCAAATCGCGGTGGCGGTGGCGGTGGCGGAGGATACAGCTCAGGACAAGGTGCAGCAGGTGGTTCAGGAATCGTAATCCTAAAATATGCCGACACTAAAACTATTACGATCGGCGGTGGCTTAACAGGATCAACAGCAGCTCCTAGCGGTGGCTTCAAGGTAACAACTATCACTGCTGGTACTGGAAATGTGAGCTGGACATAATGGCACATTACGCATTTTTAGATGAAAATAACATTGTTACCGAGGTTATTACTGGCATAGATGAAACACAGACTATTGAAGGTTTACAGCCTGAGGTTTGGTACGGCAATTTTAGAGGTCAAGTATGCAAGCGCACAAGTTACAATGGCAAAATACGAAAGAATTACGCGGGCATTGGTTACACATATGATGCAAACCGCGATGCGTTCATTGCACCTCCGCCTGAGGGTAATTTAGGTTTAGATGAGAAAACCTGTCAATGGATAATGCCTGAAATTACTAGAAATGCAGACTAGCTACAACGGCTGGCCAGCATCTAAGGATCAGGCTGAAATAGGCGTAAAGCCTTTTAAGGTTGAGGGCACAAGCCTAAAAATCCGCTGCGCTGAAAAGGTAGCGCCCTTGCTTATTAACTTTGCTAAAGAGTTTAACGAGCTAATAGAGCCAATAGAAGGTGGCACGTTTGACGATTGGGGCTATGCCTACAGAGACGTAAGAGGTGTGCCAGGTAAATTAAGTAACCACGCCAGCGGCACAGCTATAGACCTTAACGCAATTTTACACCCTTTAGGCAAGGTAGGCACGTTTGAGGCCAGCAAGGTACCTATGATCCGTGCGTTAGCTAAAAAGTACGGCCTAACCTGGGGCGGAGATTGGACTAGAAAAGATGAAATGCACTTCGAAATAAGTATTGGCCCTGCAAAAGTTGCAGAGTTAATAACTAAATTAGGGCTAGAAAAGAGCGAATAGATGAAAGAGCAACTAAAGGCTGCGGCCTTGTCCTACTTACGTGCGGCGATTGCCTGCGTGGGTGCGTTATACCTTAGCGGGATTACAGATCCTAAGGTATTAGCTAATGCTTTTCTTGCTGGACTTATTGGGCCAGTACTTAAAGCTATAGCACCTAATGAAAAGCAACTGGGAATAGGCGCTAAGTAAGTGTCACAGGCCCAGGCATACATAGCCGTAGCCTTGGGGATCGCTACGCTTTCAGGGCTTATG